TTGGAATCACTCACATTCATGCATAATAAATATTAGAAGCGACGAATGTGTTTATCTATTCAATGAGTCTTCTAATGTAGCCCATGATAAATATGGCGTTTATTATAAAAATCAAAGAATATTAGATAGCCGTGATCCAGAATATTGTGCAAATGGTGGCTGGTGAGTTGAGTTGAGTTATCTCTTATAATTATTTTTTATTAACAAAAGTTTTAATAAAAAATAATACATATTGCGATGTAATGCAATGCAATGCAATGCAATGCAACGTAATTAGTTAGAGTAAGCAAGGCCACCCATGCCAGACATAATACGAAGGACGTTATAGTTAACCGCGTATACCTGGATGTTTCCACTATGGGCGGTAGATCCATCGGCATAGGCAAGGGTCATCGACAGAGTCGCGTTGTCGATACGCGAGAAGTTGCACGAACCGCTTGGCTGGTGCTCCTCCGGCTTAAGCGCGAAGTTATACTGGTTAAGACCTGGATACCTTCCTCCGCCAGTGTTGTGGTAGTAGTTCTCAACAAGCGAGAAGTAGTTTCCGTCGCGCTGGGCATATCGATCATGGCCGTTAAGTTGCAACTTGGAAGTGCGAACTGGGTTCCTCGAATGGACTGGCTCTACTGAATAGTATTCGTCCTCTGGCTCAGATGGACGATCGGTATAATTGGAAAGCCAGTTGTTGTCAAGATAGGTGCCCTCTTGGGCATACCAGTATAAAGCCTTGACTGGATGATTGAAGGTAAGTTTGACCTGTTGGGTAGAGGTGGTAGTGGTGAACGATGCGGAGTTTACCTGCAACTGCTCAATAAGGTATTCGTGAGATACCTGGGCGAATCGGCGACGCTCATCGGTATCAAGGAATACGTAGTCGATCCACAGTGAAGCAGACTCGAGGTGGAGGTTCGACAGAGGGGTGAACGACTCGGCGGGGCCGTGGTGGTATAACGTGTTCGACGCGGCGAAAGTCAGGTTAATCTTGACTTCGTGGTATTGCAGGGCAATGAGTGGAAGGGAAAGACCAACATTGCGGCAGAACCAGAACTGCAGCGGGATGTATAACTTGACAGACTCCTTCTCAGACTGGTTCCAAACGTTAAGGGAAAGGCCATCAGAGTGGACAGTGCCAGTGCGATCCCAGATGGGATAGTTGCCAACCATCTTATCGTAAGTCGACCTAAGACCAGTAGGAACAGTAAGCGATGCCCAGATGTTAAGCCAGTCGCCATAGTGCTTGTCAATCTCCTGGCCACCAATCTCGACGTTAACGTCAGCAATAAGGTGGTTTCCAACATCGTCAACCCACTTAAACGAACCACCGTCGGTAACAACGGCAGGAAGAACTGCCTCAAGGGTTACACGGTTAATAAGATCTCCACTGCGGGCAACTACACAAGAAACACGCTTGCCGAAATCAGCGGCGCCGTTAAAGACCTGTTCAATAGATTCAGAAGCGAAGTTAGTATGTCTGCGGTATACCACCTTGAAATAGGTAATCATTGGGTTACCAGTAAGGTAGATATCCTGTGCGCCATAAGCAACCAATTGCATGAGACCGCCCGCCATTTTATATTATATAATAATGGCAATATATTATTTTTTTAAAAATAATTATTTTAAATAATTAATTAATTTATTAATAATCTGGTATAATTATTTAAACGCATATGAAAAAAAATATTGCAAATCTTCCTACATTAAGTATAAAACATAATGAAATTATTACTGATATAAAACAAAAAGAACGCGGAATTCCTGAATTAAATGCTAAGAAAAAAAGATTAATTGATGCAAATGAAGCATTGTCTTCTTATATTAATTATGAAATAAGTGCGGAATACCTAAAAAACATTTCTAAGATAGAAAAAATTGATGAGGAAATTGCTAAAATAAAAAAGATGCGCCTTGACTATTTTATAAAAAACGCCGATGTTATTTTTATGTATAACGAACTAGATAAAACAAATTTAGTAATGACGCCCATACCATCAATGTCAACAAGCGAAGATATTATAAAATGTCCACAAACTAAACCCGCTTCTAATAATATTTTTTTAAGTAATAATTGTTTTAAAAATAAAACTGGAAAGGTTTCTGAAAGTTATTCAGGAACTAGTTCTATTTCAAAGGCAGATCTCCTTAAAAAATATTTATTAAATAATGACCCTGATTATAACCATTTATTCCAATATATTGACGAAGAACAACCTGTTAAAATATGTAATGCTAAAATAAATAAAAATACTTATTGTTATAAATGTGACAGGTATCGCGATTTAAATGAACATGAAGCAAAGTTATATTGTTATAACTGTGGCGAAAGTGTTCCAGTGATACTTGAAAGTGATAAACCATCATCTAAAGATTATCCTATAGAAACGCGCCATTATGAATATAAGAAATTTAACCATTTTTGTTATTGGCTTGCGAAGATCCAAGGCAAAGAAAGTTGTGATATCCCTAGAGAAGTAATAGAAACAATTAAGACTGATTTAAAACGGGATAAAATAACGAATTTAAGTCTACTTAATGAAACAGATATTAAAGAATACCTCAAGAAGTATAAAAATATCGGATACGAAAAATATTATAATCATACAATTTTTATTTTAATGGAAATAACTGGAATCCAACCAATAATATTATCGTTAGAACAAGAACGGGAATATAAAATGATGTTCATAATAATACAAGAATTATATGAACTTTATAAACCAGATGACCGCTCAAACTTTGGATCTTATTCATACATTATTTATAAATTTGCACAGTTGCGCGGTGATGTTGAAATAATGAAAAAAATGAAGTTACTTAAATGCAAAGAAAAACTACATAATTTAGATGTAATATGGCAAAAAATTTGCAATCATTTAGGCGGTGCTGAAAAAGGTTGGAGATATATACCGACGTATTAAGAATTACATTTATTCTAATATGGGGGTTGGAAATATATATTGGAATAAGTTTATTTTGAAATAATAATTTATTATATTAGTATAAATGGAAACTAGAACATATGAAGATAATATAAAAACTCAGGGACGCCCGATTCCTGGAATAGATTATGGAATTAATATGGTATCGCGCAAAAAGAATTATGACGAAGACGGCAACTCTTTGGATGATTATTCAGAAGATATAGATATTGGTAACGACCGTGAAAGCCCAACGCCTTCTGTTAAATCATATAGGACAAACACAAATGCATCTAATTATGGAAATAATAAATTAGATTCTCCTCGCGTCTCTGAATATTCTCAGAATAGTCGCAGAAATTCTCCTATTGGTGGATATTCAAGCGCTGGTGCGGGAATGGGCTCGGGAATAGGAACCGGAATAGATGACAACGAAAAAGATAAACACTCTTCGCATTCTTCGCGGGAAAATCATCCGCAACCTACATGGCTAAATGACCGCAATTTCATGGGAGAATATGATGATGATAAAACATTATCGGGCGATGGTGATGGCGATGGCGGATTAGATAATGAAACAGTCATTGAACCACCAAAGATGACCTTTGCGGAGATACAACGGGCAAAAGAGGACTACATTGCGAAACTTGCAAGGTTGGAAAGCAAGGGCTACCGTTCTGTAAAAATATATTCTCTTACTTCTGAACTAAAAGATATTGAAGAAGCATACAATAAAACTTATTCACAGTATTCATGTGACAAAGCAATTAAGTTTCAAGGGAAAATTCTAATAGGAGTAGTTGGGTTTATTGAGGGACTTAACAACAAATATGATCCTTTTAATATTTATTTGACTGGATGGTCAGAAGCATTATACGAAAACCTTGACGAGTATGAAGAAGTATTTGAGGAGTTATACGAAAAATATCAGGAGCAATTCGAAATGATTTCCCCGGAAATAAGGCTTTTCGGAATGGTTGTTATGAGTGGTGTAATGTTTCATTTTTCCCATGCGGTTATCGCAAAAGCAAAGAAAATGATGCCTGGGTTTGATACTGTAATGAACGAAAATCCTGAGTTGAAGAAGCAATATGTAGCGGCGGCGGCGAAACAGGGCATGCCTGTTGGTTCTGGTGGTTCTGGTGGTTCTGGTGGTTCTGGTGGAATTGGCAGAGATGGAGGTAGTTCTGGAATTGGCGGAGATGGAGGTAGTTCTGGAAAAGGGGGATTTTTATCTAATCTAATGAGTGGAATTCCTATGTTAAATACTATAATGAAGAACATGAATAAGCCTTCAAAGCCAAGTAATATGCAGGAACAAGTGCAAAGACAGGAAAAAGCACAGGAACAAACACAAAGACAGGAACAAACACAAAGACAGTCAAAAGCGCCAAAAACGCGCCAGAATAACACTAAAATAGAATTTTCTAGGCAAAATAATTATGCTGATGACTTATTAAAAGGAATGACAAACACCAAGCGGCGCGATATCTCTGAGATGGATAGCATTGGTGATTTAAGTGAAGATGATTAACATTGCTTTTGTCGATTATGATGCTTTTGTCGATTATGATGCTTTTGTCGATAATGAAGAATGCAACATAAATATTATATTATTATTATATATAATAATATAATATATGGCGGCAAGCCCTACGAATATGGACGGATATTTCAAAATAATATCAAGATTTAAGGACACAAGCGCAATTAATAAAAAAGATACAAAATTATGCATTGACATTAATGGAGGAATGTCTGATCCAGGGACAAAGGTTATTGTTTATAAAGCCCATCATGGACTTCATCAGTTATGGAAATTTGCCGATGGGATAATTATTAACGTTGTAGTAGGGTTTGTTTTAGATATTGCCGAT